GCTCGTGCCCTGAGACGGACGGCCTTTGTTGTACCAGTAGCGGCATGCGTCGGAGAACGGCACACCGTACGCTTCGTAGGACCCGTACATGGTCCCGGAGTTGTAGCGAGACCCCACACGGCGGAGGTCCTCATAGGAATCGCCCTCAGCGTCGATGAGACCCTTAAGGATGGAGCAGCCAACCTCGGCCGACTTCTGCGGATCCCACCAGGCTCGGTCGGGATCGTTGATGAAGTAGCCGTTGTAGGTGATCTGAAGCGGGCCGACACCGTTCGAGGTGCCCCACTCGGATACGATGGGCCAGAAGTAGTTCTTGAAGTTGTGCTCCGTGACCTCGCCCCAGCCCGAGCAGGCGCCCCCGGCGTCGTGGCCGTAGATGTTAGCGCCCTCCTCGCCGGTCTCCACCTTTAGGCAGCCGAGAGCGGCCCACCAAGGGCACCCAGTAGCATCAGCGGCCCGAAGAACGGCCTGCTGAATGGAGGTACCTGCGGATGACTCGGCGTGAGAAGGAGCCGAGCCGCCGTGGTTGTCCCGCCGGCGAAGGCAGTGGGTCCAGGACGCGGACTGGGTGTACGGATGGTCGTTGTAGTATATGGACCGGACCTCGCTGCCGGTCTGGTCTCCGATCCAACCGTCGATACTTCCATCCTCAGCGATCCATGCCTCGGAAAGAACTGTCGGGTTGAGGGCCGTCACCATGGCGACGTGACCTTTACCGCCCGAAGCCGCCTCGGAAAGGACGATATCGCCGATCTCGAATCCGCCGTCGGGCTCGTTACCAGTCCAGGAATCCGAGATGTCGGCAAAGTTGCGCTGAGCACACTCCTCCCGAAGGGACCCAGTCCAGGTCGACCGGGGGAAATATCCGGCAGTGAAGGGCTCGCCCCACTCGTGATGCGCCGCAAGGTTGTAGCAACCCGCAACGAGGGCCGAGCAGTCGGCGTTGGCGGGTGGATTGATAAGCCAGCCGTCCCAGTCGGACCGATCGTAGAAGGTCCAGCGGTCCGGCTGAGAGTAACCGACATCCGCGACGTCGGCGTAGTACCTGGCGCAGGATGCTGCGTATTGAGATACAGTCATTTTGACCTTTTCAGCCGTTGGAGTTCTCGATGGGGGCGAAGACCGTCGGGACGATCCGAGGACCCGTAGCCTTGATGTACATAACTACCGTGTTGTTAGGACGAACCTCGATCATGGAGCCATCAATGGTTCCGTCGCCCTTGGGGAACGGGAAGCATGCCCGGTTCTTCACCTTGAATGTCGCCGGAATGTCGACAAGCTTGTTCTCGACGTTGATGGGCTGATTGAATGTGCCCGCTTGCCAGCCGTCGCCCTTGATTCGGATGTAGATCAGCCCGGCCATGACACGATACTGGTAGGTGCCTGCTCCCTCGCCAGAAGTGATGTCCTTCCAGCCAGTGTCGAACGTCCCGTATCCACCAGAGGCCCTGGAGTTGAACCAGACAACTTTATCCGGCATGGACTCCGTGAGCTCTATCATCTTCTGGTCCGAAGTCCCGTCCTTGCGGACGACCCTAAGCAAGGCTTTGGAGCCCTCATAGAAAGCCACGTCCAGCTCGAAGTTGGGATCCGCCCCCAGTGTGACAGAGGCATCGGTGACCCCATTGGTTGGGGAGATATAGACAGTGCTGAACGGACTGGACTCTCCCCGCACCTTGGTATGGAGGAGAGGAGTGATGCCAGGCATACTAACCTCTTGAGTTGTACTTGGCCCGTCTCGCCGCGTTCAGAGCCTGATTCTGTCGAAGCGTGGCGGCGGTCGACATCTTCTTGTCGGGTTGGTTCTTGACGTTGCACACTCGAATGAGAGTGAGAAGTCGGTGTAGGTGCCAGTGCTGGCACTCAAACGGAATCTGGAGAGCGACCATCCAGTAATAGACCAGCTCCGACGTGATGGTGTTTCGGCTAGGGCTGGATCCCTCAGCTTCCACGAACGTAGTGGCCGTCATCGAGTCCTCGATGTACTCTCGGATCCGTTTCACGTTGTCCATGGACAAGTGCGAGTAGACGACGGGGTCGACGTCATTCAGAGTCATGCACTTGATGTAATCCAGGACCTGCTCTTCAGTGAGGTTCTCGTTGCCGATGTACGGGATGTGCCATTTGGACTCCCATTTTGACAGAGCGACGAGACTGTGCTCGAGCTCGAGGTCGCCCTCGAAACCATTGATGAACTCATTGCGATCCTCATCGTAGAGCTCATCCCCGACGACGTGAATCGTCAGCATTCGTTCCTCCCTGGGGTCACCACGGACCCCGGAGCGTATCACGGGGTCCGTGGGAGTTGTCAGCCAGCAGCCTTAACCGCGGCGATGACCTCGTCGGGGGTCGGGAGCTTGGCGTCGTTAGCGCCGTCGCCCCAGATCAGCTTCTCGATAGCGATCATGCCGTTCTTGCCGATGACGCTGGAGTCGAGGGTGACGACACAGGTCGGCTTGTGGTCGGTGACGTTCACCGGGGTGCCCTTGAAGGACCACGAGAAGGTGATCGCCTCAGGGGAGTCGTTGATCGTACCGTAGGACCGCTCCGAGGGGGAGGCAGCCAAACCGTACAGAAGGTGCAGCTTGTAGCCGTAGTTGTTCTTCTGCTGGTCGTTACCCTTGATGGTGCGGTATGCCAGCCCGAAGGAGGAACGCTCCTGCTGACCGATGACGACCTTGTCGACGATTGCCGAGCCGTCACACTGAAGCCACTCGTCCGGGTAGGTGTAGGCCTCGATCTTGCCCTCGAACGTCTCCGCAGAGGTCAGAGAAAGGTACTTGATGTTGTCCGCGTACAGGTCGGTCTGCTCCGCACCAGACGGGGTCTCAGTCACGTTGGTGAGACCCGACCAGGCGACACCCTTGCTGTAAGCGCCAGTGGCGGGGTTGACGGGGAAGAGGACCCCACGGTCCACACCAGTCTCATAGAACTTCTTGCCCGTCTCGTCCCATGTAAGGACTGCCATCTATACTCCTTGGTAGATGTTGAACACGTCGTGATGAAGGTTGTGCGAGACGAAGTGCCTCTCGAAGGTGGACATAGGCATGTCTGCCAGGACATCCAACACCGGTTCGTCGGGGTTCCTGCTGATGAGGGTGACCGAATAACGCGGTGTGTACATCCAGTTGGTGTTGTCCCCGAACTTCGAGTCGGCCCGACTCCGTTCGTACACGATGCACGGGTAGGTGAGCTGGACGGACTCCGGGGGTTGGAAGTAGACGTTCCTAGAGCCCAGCGCTTCGACGAGTTTCTGATGGAACTCAAGGCGTTGGGCCATTGTACACCTCTCCGAGGTTGAGGATGAGACGGGGGCGGCGGACCTCCACGTTTGTGACGACCCAGCGCGCCCCCATCCATCTCACATACTTGATGGCGAAGAAGTTCTCCTCGGCGTAGGAGTCGGCCACGATAGAGATCTCGTTGTTGAGCCGGAGATTCTGGAGAACCTTAGGCTCACTGTCGTACTGCTTCTGGGAACGATTCACGTCCCCGTAGTACTCCCTCTCCGTGACCTTGTCCTCGAACACTCCCGGCGATGTCTCGACAGCGTGTCCGTAACCTATGCTTCCGAAGAATCTTGCCATTTTGACCGGATCAGGCCGTAGCCTTCTCGATGACGATCGCGGACTTGTACTTCGTCAGCGAGCCCGAGCAACGAGCCTCCAGCAGGTACTTCTGCTGGTTGAAGTCGATGTCGAACTGCTCGAAGAAGGAGGTCTCGCCACCCTTGTCCGCACCCAGGGTGTAGTCCTGCATGTTGACGATGATGCCGAGCAGATTCTGGGTCTTGCCCCCGACCTCGCGCTTGGCGCCCTCCATGACCTCAACCTCGATGACATCAGAGACGTTCAGGGCGTTAGCAACGGCCTGCTTGGTCTCGTAGATGTAGCGCTGGTTGATGTCCTTGATCTCGAGCATGTCGCACACGAACGCGTTCGTGGTGAACAGGACCGGCATGCCGGAGCCCTTGTAGAACTTCCGGGACCGACGAACCACGTCGATGATGTCCGGAGTCTTGGCGTCCTTGTCGATCAGGACCTTGTGGGAGAACAGCTCGTCATCCTTCCAAATCGGACGGATGTTTGTCTCCTTGATCTTGTCGGGGTTGGACACCTCACGGCCGTCACCAATCAGGACGGCGCGTGCGAGCTCCTCCTCGAGGGCCATGCGCAGGTTCTGCTGCATCCAGGCAACGACGTTGAACGTGGTGATGTCGAGGACATCGTCACGGTCAATCTTCGTCTTGTTGTAAACGGTCGTCGGCTCGGTCTTCCGGTTGGCGACCTCGTAGACGACGTCCTTCTTGCGGCTGGCCTTGACATAACCCTTGGCCCTCAGGTCGTCAGCGGTCAGGTTGGACCACTGGGTCTTGACACGAGAGAACGGCGAGTGCTTGGCGCCCTGGAGAACCTTGGAAACCCAAGAGTTCTCGCGCATGATACGCTGAGGCTCCGGGTCAAGGTTGGTGGCGTCCGGGAACAGCAGCTCAGGGTTCTTGATACCGTAGTCCGCGGCGTGAGCCAGGACGGCGGTGCGGAGCGTCATGCCAGGCTGGCGAGCCTCGGCGAAGATAAGCTCCTCGTCGGCGTGAGAGAGGTGCGGGCCCATAGCGGCACGAGCGTCGCCCTCAAAGATGTTGGAATGCATCAGAGTATCACCCCCGGAGTCGCCATGCTCGGCGTCCTCATCGTAGTCTTCGTCATAGTCCTCATCGAACTCTTCGTCCTCGTCGAAGTCCTCATCCTCGGCATCAACGTCACCGCTGATCTCCTCGATAAGGGCTGCAACAGCCAGACGCTGGTCATCGTCGAGGGTCTCGAGGACATCGGCGACCGTGAGGTCGTCCTCGTCGTAAACCTCGTCTTCGTCCATGGATTCTGTGTCCTCCGTTGTTTCTCCGGAATCGTGCGAGAGCGTGAGGCCAGAATAAATGACAGCCTCATCCTCGGACTCGGTCCATGAACCATCCGAGTGCTCCAGAGCAACGTTGTCGATCAAGGCACCCGGGTTGGCCCCGGACAGGACCATGGAAACCTCGACGATGTTGCCGTGAATAACGTCAGCCCCTCGCTGGTCGAGGCGGTTGGCGTAGATCGAGAGAGCCTTGACGTCGCCGTGCTTCACGAGCTCCTTGGCGTTCTCGGCGCCGGGAGTGTCGTTGAAAGCGCAGTAGGCGTAAACACCCTCATTGCGATTCTCGAGCAGTGCGTGCCCGAGAACGTTGTCGACGGCGTTGTGCCCATGCTGCCATACAAGCGGCACGCGCTGGCCGTCATTCTCCTTGAACGCATTATGCTTGATAGTGCGTCCGTCGGAGCAGGTCAGGTCGTTCTTAGTGGCCCAGCCACTGAAGTCGAACTTCATCCTTCTCCTCTGACTTGGCTCATCGGCATGTTGAGCACTGACTGAACATCAGGACCGGAGTCCGGAATATCCCCCTCGCCGTCCAGGGAGGTGTCACCCATCTGCGGGTTGATGTTCGGGTTCTGCAACTGATCCGCCTGCTCGTTCGGGGATGGCGGAAGACCGATCCTCGTACGCGCCTCGTTCGGCGTGATGACCTGGTCCCTGAGCATGGTGTCCAGGGACGTGACGATCTGGCTCGGAGGAACATTCTTAAACGGGTCGCGGATGTACTGTACGGCCTGCCCCTGGGTGCGCGCGGTCTTCGTGAGGAAGGCCTTGCTCATCCCGTCGGCGAGTGCCGAGAGTACGGGCTCCACAGCCCGGTTCCAATAGTGCGTCCAGACGATCTCCGTCGCGGTACCCTTGAAGACGTCCTCCGAAATACCCAGTCGACTCATGAGCTCGGCGGTGAGGAACTTGATCTGATCGAGCAGGTTGTTCTCCGCCGGGCGGTTCAGCTGAGTGATCTTCTCGGAGCCGTCGGTGTAGGCGATCCCGTGGCCGCCCTTGCCGAGCTGGTCCTCGATAGACTGGATGCGGTTCTCCGCCCGCTGACGCATGGCCTCGGTCTTGACGACGTAGGGGAGCTGGATGATGATGTCCAACTTTCCGGTGTACGTCTTCTCGTCGGCCAGATCCAGCATGGAGAGCTTGCGGCTCAGTCGCTTGAGGGTTGAGTTCGGCTTGTTCATCACCTCATAGAGAGGATTCTCGATGATGGCGACGGTACGCTTCGGCAGGATCACCCGCTCCTTGGTAGAGCGAGCCTGGTTGTAGACCTCAACCTCGACCTGCTCAGGGAACCACTGTGTGATTCGCCCGACTCGCAGTTGTTTGATGTCGAAGCTGTTGTTGGTCCTCGGGTCCAGGTCCGATTCGACCGGAACGATTGCGATGACGCCTTCGTCGAACAGAGACAGCACGGCATCTTGGATGAAGGCTCGGCCGCTCTGATCGATGTTGGGCTCCAGCATCAGGCAATCGTTCAGGGCTGACCGCCGAACGCCAACAAACGTTCCATTTTGAGCTGTGTCGACATGTCGGATCGGCGTGGCGGACACGTCGATGGCGATCATGTTGAACAGCGACGAGATGATCGACTTGTCGGCCGTCCATCCGAGAGCAAGCCGGTCGGCCCGTACGGAGTAGGACGGACCGAGGTTTGATCGGTCGATGTCCCTGCCAGTGAAGGCGTTGTAGGCGTGCTGTAGTCTATCTCGCAGTCCTATGTCCTTCACCTCCTAGTCGAACATGTCCTTGTTGAGTTTGTAAGCGACCCAGGCGTCCATCAGGGCGGCGACCGAGTCGATCTTGTTCTCCCGTCGGGCCTTCAGGAGCTTGCGGTTCCCGTTGGTGTCCTCCAGGGTGATGGCGTTCCCCATCGTGAAGGTCATCATGGACTGGTCGAAGAGGAGTTTTCGATCCTCCGCCATGTCCTTGATCTCGCCGAGGGGCACGGACTCGGTCCGGGCTCCCTGGATTACCTTCTCGATGCCGAACGGCCCGTTCTCGTTCTCCCAGCGAGTCACGAACTCCTTGGCGTTGTACGGGTCGAAACCCAAGCAGCGCACGTCGTACTCGCAGTCAGCGATGAACGCCTCGAGATCCTCGTAGACGTTCATCATGTCAAGAACCGTACCCTCGAGCACCATGAGCGAGCCCTCCTGTAGGAACTCCTCGTACTTCTGACGAGTGGCTCCCGGAAGGCGCAGCATGGTGCGCTCGGAAATGTAGCAGCGCGTCTTGACGCCAAACCTGCCCCGGCTGAGGGGGAACAAGAATGTGAAGGCGGTGAAGTCATCGCCCTGCGACAGGTCGACGCCGATGGAGCAAGGCATCCCCCAGAAGTCCTGACGGTTGTGTCGCAGGGTTTCCTCGTAGGTGAAGAAGTATGTGTACCCCTCCATGGGAATGCCGAACCTCTTGGCCAGGATATCGTTCCTAGCCGCAGGCACATGCTCTGCTCGTTCGACGTCTCGCTGATATGTCTCGTAGGAGACGGTGGCCCCGAGATTTGGCTGGGCCTTCAACCAGGTCGACGGATCCCCGACCTCCTTGAGGTCATCGAGCCTGTAGTAGAAGATGGATGTGTGGGGATCCGAATACTCCCCTCGAAGAATGTTGAGGAGCTCCATCTTCATGTTGTCGCCAGCCGAGTTCCTGACGGTACCCTCAGAGGACACTGCCAGGATAAGCCAGTCGTCGACCTTGGACGCTCCCTGCTCGATGGCGCCGACCACGTCTTCACGAATATCGCCCGAGAGCCACTCGTCCACCGTGTTCATCTTGGTGCGAAGTCCCTGGAGCTTGTCGATCGACATGGGTCGAACCTCGAGCAGGCTGTTGGTCATGAAGTTCTCGATCCCCTTCTTGGTGGGGACAAGCTTCTGCCTGAGCGCGCGACTGCCAGTCGTGTTCTGGAGAGACCCCTGAGTCATGAAATCGAACAGGGGTCCCTTGGCCCTTGTGATGGCGGTGCGGAAGGGCTGCATGACCTCCTCGGCCTGCTTCATCGTCGGCGCGGTCGTCACCTGGTGGGTGGTCGACGTGTCGATCGTCAGGAAGTAGGCTTGGAGGAGGGTTTCGTAGAGAGACTTCGCCCCGCCTCGGGCGACGATGATGTACTGCTTGTTGATGAGGCGCTGCTTCACCCGGCGTTTCTCGAAGTGGCCGCCAGCCGTCGTCTTGTTGGGGACATAGACTGATCGCTCGGTGAAGATCCACCATCCGAAGATCTGTTCAGCCCAGAGTTTGAAGCTCGGTAGGAGTCGAAGATCGGACCCGTCGGTAAGAGTCATCTCCGCTTCCGCGAAACGGATGAACCCCTCCACAGCGTCGCTATCGTAATAAAAGCCGGGATTGCGAATCCGATCATCGATCCGGTTCATCTCCATCTCGATCTCCTTGCAGATCGGAATCCGGCCTGCGAGGACATCTTCTCTGAACTCGGAGTAATATCGCGGGGTAGCGGTATTGGAGAGCATGGTCAGCGACGGCGCTTCCTAGAGCTTCCGCTCTTCTTTCCGCCGTTGAGCTTCTTGTTGATCGCCCGGGCTCCAGCCGCCCCGGCCACATTTACACCAGCTTGAACGCCTACCCCGGCAGCAGCGACCTTGGCCAGTTTCTTAGCGGCGTCGCCCTTTCCGCCCATAACCTTAGTTCCGGTGGTAGCGAGCTTCCGGTACCCAACGCCCTTACCCGGTTGGACAACGTGAGTCGAAAGGGCCTTGCCGGGCGTCTTCTTGCCGAGCTTGGACTTGGCCGAACGTGCCGCCATACCGGCTGCGGACTTCACGCCGCTAGCTCCGCCCTCGGCTGCTTTGCGCGCCTTAAATGCGGCAGCATTGGCTCCGAGACGTGCTCCCTCAGCATACTTGCCCGCCTTGGTGGTCTTCAACTTCTCAGCCGCACTCTTAGCGAACCGCTTAGCCTGGGCCTTCTTGACTCGAGCCTGGGCTCCGAGATTGCGCCCCTTGCCCTGAGCAGTGCTCTTAGCGGAGGCGCCAGCCTTCTTAGCCAGAGCAGCGATCTTCTTGCCCTTGCCAGACTTGTGCAGGTAGTAGCCAGCACCAGCGGCTGCCGCAGTGCCGAGAACGCCAGCGATAGCGGCCTTCTGCTTGCGAGAGAGCCCCTTACGCTTCTTGGTTGAACCAGCGCCTCCGGAAGCGGCTCGCTGCTTGCGAACACCCCACTTCATGCCTTTGACGCCATGGTGAGCGAGGACCTCGTCCTCGTCGATGAAGAACAGTGTGTCTGTCATGTCATTGTCCTATTACTTGAACCGTTTGGCACCCTTGATAGCGGCGGATCCGCCCTGGCTAGCCGCCTTCTTCAGCCCTTTCTGGATTGCGTTCTGCAAGGTGTTGAATGCAGCCTCCTCGGCCGCCTTACCTACCTTGCTACGGTAGCGCTCCAACCGGGTTTGGGTCAGCTGTCGGTACTCCTTCTCCAACCGGATACGGTTATTGACCCGCCTAAGCTGATCATCAGACATACCGTCTATTTTGGCCTGTTTAGCCGAAGTCCACTTCTTCGCACCCTTGATGCGAGACTTGCGGATTCCCCAGCGCATGCCCCGGACACCGTAGTGAGCGAGAACATCGTCGTGTTGAACGACTTTCTTGATCTTCCTCGCTCCATTGACGGCCTTGGCGAGTAACTCTTTCTCGGTTGGGGCGATCCCGGCAGCCTTGGCGCCTTGATAGCCCAAATAACCGAGCGCCAGAGCACCTCCAGCCCGACCGACGTTCCCTGTAGCGATGTTACCAACGCCGCGAACGGTCTTGCCGGCGGAGTTGCGTGCATTCTTCCGACCGCGCTGCCTTCGGGCCTGAGAAGCCCGCTTGGACATATCGGTATTAGCGACGGCCTTGTCGAACTCGCTCTTGTAAAACGGATCCTTCGAGCGAGCCTTGACTGTTGCCTTGATCAACTTCCGCCGATTGCCGGCACCCTCGCCGTAGTACATCTTGGCCTGGGTGAATTCCTTGGCGTCGCGACGAGCACGGCGGCGAACGCCCCACTTCATGCCTTTAACGCCGTAATGCATCAGCTCCGAGTGACCCATTCGCTTGTTATGCCCCTTCTTGTAGTACCTACGAGCGGCTTCAGCGAGAGTTGCATCGGTTGCGTAGGTCTTGCCTAGCTGGCCGGTGTCGAGTTCGTTGTAATACTTCTCTCGACGCTCGGTGGCGGTGAGCTGACGGTTGCGCTGGTTGCCAAGACGAAAATTACGCCAGGCCTGTGCCTGCGCCTTGCGCTTCTTGATGTGGGCCTCAATCGTAGCGATGTCGTGATCGCCATACTTAGCCTTGAGTTTGGCCTCGTACTTGGCGCGGCGCTCAGCATTCCGCTGCTCACGGCTCTTCCGGGCGCCCTTACGCATCCCCTTGACCCCGTAGTGCATGAGTTGGTCACTCATGGAGTCTCCTTCTGCAGATTGATACGCCAGGCGTACTCCTGAAGCTGCTTCTCGATCGCCGTTACGACGAAAGAGTTAGCAGGCGGGTCGAATACGAGCCGCACTTGCAGATACAGGTACGTCTTAACGGCCTCAACGTTCTTCGTGACGCCACTGAGGTACTGATCCCAGGTCTCTGTCTTTCCGGTGATCTTGAACGAGGGGAGACCGATCTCCTCTGCGAACATGAGCGCCGTGTTTGTGTGGAGAATGATCTCCTGATCGAAAGCCGTATAGTCCTCGGTGATGCCGAGAGCCTTCTTGATGTCATTCAATATCGAATCAGCCACGGTCACCTCCAGGGTATCGTGTCGTTCGGCGTTCTCTCGACTAGAGGCTTAGGTAACAGGCTCGCGTCGCCGAAATGAATCGCGTTGTGTGTGTCGTGTCGCACGCAGACCAGGTATTCGGGGTCGAGGATGTCGGGATTGAACTCTCCCTCGAGGTCCTCGGGCCGAATCGGGTTCATGTGATGAACGAGAATCTTACCGTAGATGTCGTGACCCGGGACCCCGAGGTCGCATGCGTCGTCTCTGAGGATAACCTTCTGCCTTGCTTGACGCCATTCGGTCGAGTGATAGAAGGATTGGTTCAGATACCGTTCGAAACCGAAGGTCTGATCTCCTGGATCCTGATTGAGACGTAGGTACTCGTACCGTTCCTCGAAGGATTCGATGCGAGAGAGTTCACTGAAGGTCCGAATCCGACTCAAGACCCACACCTCCTCCGGCATAGGACTTGAACGCCTCGAGAACCTCCTTGTAGGCCTCCTCCCCTCGTGCTGAGGCCGCCAGAGCGTCGGCTTTGGCCTTGAGCATGTCGTTCTCGGCCTTGATTCGCTCCTGCTCCAACCGCTCACGGCTCGTGGCGAGCTTGAGGTAGTGCGTGATGATGGAAGGAGGAGCCGTGCCGTCCAGTAGCATCTCCTCAGCCCGCTGGACTGCGAGCGAAATGAGTTGATTCTCCTGCTGCTCCGGAGTGGCGGCCCGTCCTCTGGGTGACTTCTTGGCCCTTGCCACGGAGTTCTCTCCTATTCCGGGTTCCTTTGCTGTTTCCGAATCCGGGTTTCAGGTAGGACAGGACGACATGCGTACCCCTCGTTGGGTAGAAAGGAACGAACGCAAGAAGACCCCAACGACACAGGTCGTCCTGTCTTATCCGAAACCCGGATTCGGTGTGCCCAAACCTACCTCCGGGGAAAATGCGAGG